TCAAACCACCCTGTCGTCTTCGAGCACGCTGTTGATGAAGAACGTCACCCGCCCCATTACCTCAACCTCTTCCAGTGCCGGGCCCTCTATCGCCTCGCCATCGTCCGTGATTAACGCCCGACCCATGACCCGGGCAAACTGAGTTCGACCACCTGACAGAATCAGCAGAACCTGATTCTGTACCAGTCTGGTGCACGGCTCGATAACCGCAAAGCCAGACGAGGTTTCGAGGATGCGGCTGTCCATGCCGATCCCGCAGATAATTTCCGGAGATAAACGCGGTGCTACGAAATCAGCCGCCGGTGAAGGAAATCCCATCAGTGCACCCTCCCCATGTTACGCAGGATCCAGTACCTGTTGTCGCTACCGTCTGTCGTCTTGTCAGCGAAGCCTGGCTGATTGCGCTCTATCCATGCATTGGCGTCGGCTCGGGTGAAGTACCAGTTAAAACCACGCAACTTTTGTATAAAGCTGTCTGTTCTCAGGTAGCGGTAGCCCTTTGGGTTAAGCTCTATGGCCGCAATAAAGGCGGCCTGAATATCTGAAATTCGGGGCATAATCTGCACTCCCTTTATTACTGTGTTTATATACAGTAGTTTCAAATGGAATGCAGATCAATTTGGGTTCGCCTATTAATTTTTAAGGCTGAATGTCCCCAGGCTGCTCTGTCAGTTCAAGAGAAGCTTCGGAAGCTCTTGTATTCCAGATGCTATCCTCTGGCATGTCGAGGCGTACGTCGATCCAGCTGTTGGCCGGAACATCCATAGGAGCCCCTTTTGTTTTGACGATCTCCCCTTCATCGCTCAGCATGTATTTCCGCTTAAAAAGCCGAATCGTCAGCCCACCGCTTTCTGTCTGCTCCACTTCAACAACACCCAGTTCTCCCATTCCACCCGGGTCCATTGGCGGCAGCAATTGCCAGCCTTCTGATGCCAGGCCTGCCGAGCCGATAAGAACATACACCCCAACATCCAGCCGCGAGATTTTGATCCCTTCAGCCTCGGCGTTCGCCGTGCCGCAGCCGCACCAGGTGAAGCCTACTTCGTCAACATCGGTACGCTGGTTCTCTTCCTGAGATTTTACGATTCTGGCGATCGGAGATGCAGCCTTGAGCGTTCCGTCACTGGCTTTCGTGGTGTTCTGCGTCGAATAAATGGTGTGCGTAGTGGAGAACCCTACGTTAGCATTGCCCTGAATTGTTCCATTACCCTGACGATACTTCAGTCCCTGAGAGGTTGAGGCAAGCTGCCACGACACATAGCCACCACCCGATGCATCATGCCAGCCACGGAGTGTTAGCATGCCCGTGTAGGTGTCTGCCCCGCTACCGCCACCCCAGCCACTTCCTCCAAGCTGTATGCCAAAAGACATACCGAGCGGGTACTGGGATATAGCGTCGTAAGAGCCGAGATTGCGATAATCGCGATGGCATTGCGCCATGACAGCAGCTCCGTTCAGATACGCGGAACCTGGGGAAAACTGGCTATCAACGTCTCGTGTAGCGCTGTTTCCTAAACCGAGTTTTGTGCGAGCGTCAGCGGCATTCTTTGCCCCGGTCCCTCCCTGCTCAATGCTGAGAGCTGTTTTCAGCCCAGAAAGGCTGGTAATGTCGCTGTTATCCCCTTTCTTCGCCAGAGATTTTTGACCCGGCACGGTAACGACAGTGCCGTTGATAGTGATGGTGACATCAGATGTCCCGTTCATTACATCAGCGAACCCGCTCATGTAGCGCTGGTACATCGTGAAGGTTTCAGCGATATCCTGCGCCAGACCATCCACGCTCAGACTGTCACTCAGAAGAATGGCAAATCGGGTTCCGGCGGGAACAGTTGGGTTAGCTGCTGGCGTTACGGTGAGACTTGTTGCGCTGCCGATGGTGGTAATCTGAAATACCTGCACAGGGCTGGTCATTGCAATAACGGTACAGCCGTTACGAATAAGAGAACCAGCAGCAGTGAAGTTTGTGCCGGTACCTGTAAGGGTGTTTCCGCTGATGGCGATAGTGCCAGTGGTATAAATCATGTTTTCTCCAGGCAATAAAAAACCCCGCCGGAGCGGGGTTTGTTCAAAACTGAATGGGTTAGTGACAGGTGGTGCTGGTGAACGTGTTGGCGCTCACCCATGACCAGTTAAAGGGATAACCGGCACGGTACTGCGTCTGATTATTTTGCTTGCGGACTCCGTAGATCTGGACGCTGCTTTCCTGTCCGCCGATCAGGGCTGTTCCGGTGCATACGGGTTGCTGCTTCTCAATAACGCCAGCGCAACCGGAGAGCAATACCGCTACCGCCAGGCAAAGAATCATATTTTTCATAGTGGTTATATCCCAGGGCATTCATGAAGCTACACAATAACAATATGAATCAATGGGATATAATTGATTTGGTAGATCAATTATTCGAAATTGATCGCTAAAAACGATCAATCATAGTTGGCGCAGTTAATGGCCATAATCACGTTCCTCAGATTCGAATACGTAACGTTCTGAAGGTTGCCGCCGGGGGTTGTCTGCGGCCTGGCGAATATCCGCGTATTGCTTCCCTCAAGTTTTGCCATGCTCTTGTATATGGCCGAGTAGGGCTGCGGTTGACCGCCAGCCGATACAACCCCGGTAATTAGTCCCAGCATGGCAGGCATGCAGGCCCACTTCCCCGCCAGAGTTGTATTGATGTTGTATCCTGAGCTGGCATCCACCCCGGCGGTACCGAGGGTGACAACATCGCTCAGCGTGCGCGTTTCGTTTGTTAAAATCAGCGTCCCTGATGCATCCCACACAGCCAGCCCGTAGTCTGGCTTTGTCTGCGGGAAAATAGAGAAAAAATAAACGTACGCTGTGCCGGTTGCATTCGGTCTGAGAAAATCAATCGTGATGGTGTTCCCGCTTATCGTCTGAGTGATTTCGACCTCAACCGTGCAATGAACGAAGGCGACAACAGGCTGGCCTGCGGGGAATGTGTGCGTCACTTTGGTATTGAACCCCGATGTTCCCTGAAGTGCCGCTGTCTTTCGCGCCTGAAGAGCGATTGGCGAGCTGTTCGCGGTCACCCATACTTCCCCGCTCGTGGTCGTCAGTAAAACGCCATACTCCGCCATTTATGCCCTCTCGATCTGGAAAATGAGATAAGCCGCTGCCGCAGGCTCAGTCCCTGCTGAGTAGTCGGTATCGCCTGCTGCTGACACTGTTGCGGTTCCCCCTGAAATGGTGATCTTCCTCCGACTCGTACCAAACTGATCGCCGTTCATGCTCTGAAAATAGGTCAGCCTGCAACCCGGTGGAAGCGCTACGGTGTAAGAGCCTGTTTTCTGGTTCTGGGCCAGCTGGAGATAGCCACAAACGCTGACAGGCTTAACGCCATAGTTGTTTACCTTGCCTGATGCGTCCCATGTCTGAACACCATATTCCGCCATCCAGTTCTCCTGAAAAAAAGAGGCCCCGTAAGAGGCCTCCCGTTACCATGTTCCCGTGATTCTCCCGATCTGCACCCTCAACACATTGTTGGCATCCTTGACACTGATCGTTTGATTAGTCTGCTTCATGGCTCCCTCACCAGCTGTCGAACCGTAGTTCTCAAACGTACCTCCCTTATCCAGCCTCCATCCGACTGAGCCAGCGACATAGTTATTGGACTGGATGTAGTTGCCAATCTTGGCGTTGCCGATGGTGCCGTCCTGAATGAAGGTTTCCCGGATAAACACCTGCCCGTTCTGGATAACGAACGGCAGTGTAACCGCTCCCCCTGCCTGCGCCATGACGGCGAAGCGATCCGCCAGGAACAGCACCTGCGACTGCATGCCCGATGGAGTGTTTTCTACACCGATCCCCATTCCGGCGGCATACTGTTTTCCATTCGCGTCCACGGCAACCTTGATGCTGTACATCGCCTTCAGGTCACCACTAACGTTTGCTATCGCCTGAGCGTTAGTGCTGATCGCTGAAGTGTGCCCGTTGATGGTCGCCGTAATGCCGTTTATCTGCGTGGCCGTGGCCTGCTGATAATTGGAAAACGTCTGGTTCAGGCTGTTGATGGATGCTTTGTTGCCGTTGACATCCGTCTGCAAACTCAGCAGTGAACTCGCCGTGGCCTCCCTGTCGCTTGCCATGGCGCTGTCAATGCGATCGATGCTGGCCTTACTGTCACCGTACTGCGCGCTGAGTGTCATCCGCTGATTAACCTGAGCAAGCGTATTGGTGATTAGCGCGATGGAGTTGCTCTGAATGCCGCCACTGGCCTTGTCCGTTTTAGCCCCCAACTCCTCCAGCCGGGACGCCATAGAGGAATCCAGGTTTGTGACAACCTGGCTAAGATCGGTTATTGAGGCTGTATTCTGCGCGCCGACTTCAGCAGCTGAGTCCGCTTTATCAGAAGCAACCTTCGTGGCGGCGGTAAGCAGGCCAACCTCAGAGGCTCGCGCCTCCGTCTCAGTGGCCAGCGCCTGGCGAACATCAGTAATGCTGGCTTCATTATCCGCAGTCTTTGCCTCCAGTCGGGTGACATCGGTAACGCGTGCCTCCGTCTCAGTGGCGATCACCTCCCGAAGTTGCTCGAATGTGGCAGAGTTGGCGTCCTGCTGGGCGGTCTGACGAACAACAACATCAGCAATGGCAAGTGCGTTACTGATGATTGCCTCTGCGGTCTGCTTGTTAGAGCCAACCACCGCCGCGAGACCATCCGCGTTATCTTTGATGGCATCAGCCAGTTCTGCGAACTTTTCACTGCTCTCGACGGCGCTCTCGATGAGGTCTTTAAAGGTATCGCTCTCTTTAATTTCCTCCAGGATTGCATCGGTGATATCGCTAAAGTCATCCGTTGGCTTTCCTGAAGCCTCAACAAAATCAGAAACCCCGAACGCGTTGCGTGTCCGGACGTAAACGTAATAGACGTGGTCAAACTTGAGCTTTTGAATGGTCCACTGGTTCCCCCTTCCGAGGAATTGAGTTTTGTTCTCAATGTCATCGGTTAATGGGATCGGAGTCTCGCCAGCGTACCAGAACTCAAAAGAGGTATCTGATGTTGCCGTTACAGACATAACTGGCACCAGAGTGGCCTGTAATGGTCCGGGTATCCACTGAACGGAGTTAGGAGCCTTTGGCGCGCCTATAATAAGACCCACCTGAGTTTCGGCGCCTTTCATCCCGTTTTCATTGCGCCCACGAACGCCGAGCGTGTAGCTACCGGCAGCCAGACCGTAAAACTCATACCGGAACTGGTCAGTTTCGTACTGAGATACCAACTTCCCATCAGCACTGTAGATGTACAGCTCAAACACCAGCTTTTTAGTGGTGGTTGCCGTCTCCCACGTTGCTGTAACCTGGACGGTCTCGGTGTTTGTGTTCAGGATTCGCAGGTTTTCCACGTTAGGCACGCGGTAGCCGTTCAGCGTATCGCTGGGAACTTCAAACACTGCACCCTCGTCAACGATGGCCTGTTTGTTGGGGTCGTGCAATGAGGCCGTTATGCTGTAGACGGAGTTGTTTTCCGTTTCGGCAACGCTCAGTATCCGGAAAAGGCGAATCGCAACGCTTGCGGTTGAAATGGCAAATACAGTTCCCGCCCTCACCCATTCAGGTTCGTTTTTGAGTGTGACGTTGTTTTCGTTAACGCCATCGATCTCATAGCGAGAGAACTTTCCGTCCCTCCCCATAATCGACATAGTGGATCCGTTCGTTACTACCGAGGAATCAACCGCGTCAACCGTTATCACCTTCCCGGAATGAGAAACAATCCTCCCCCCAAGGCGAGTTCCTGCATAGTCATTATCCATGACCTCAACGATATCACCCGGTGTGAAGTGGATAGCATCCCGAGCCATCTGGAAAGACAACCTGCTGCTTTCACGCTTTGCTGTTTCCAGCAGCCATTTACCTGCCCGCCATGCCTGTCCACGAGAGGTGCAGCCAAACGCCTCCAGAGTGGTTTCGTTGTAGTTTCCTTTGGCTATCATCTCATCGTCGGAAACGTACTCTTTCACCTGCTCCCATCCGTTGTCGGGGTCAGTCCAGGACACTACAACGGCATTGTATTTCTCTGAACGCTTTACAGAGCTTCGTTTGAACTCGCCATTCACAACGTTGGCGTTCGTGATTGTCGCAATCGGATCCTGTGGCGCGTCCAGCATTACGGACAGGCGCAGGCCGTCCCACAGCGCAATGCCACGGAACATGCTCGCTATCTTGTCGAGAATGTCTCGCGCGCTCGCCTGCTCTGTGATGTAGGCGTTGAGCGTCATGCGTGGCTCTTTGCCGCCATACCCATCATCTACAAGCTGATCGCAATATTGCGACAGAATGTAGAGTGCGCCATCGTCAACATCGATGTATCCGGCGCGTTTCGCCAGGCCAAATCGGGTGTTTTTCGCCAGCTCACGGAACAGCCACGCCGGGTTGTTAGTCCATGCCTTTTTGAAGCCCCCCGTCCACAGCCCGGAGTAAGTTCTGGCAATTGGTTCGTAGTTATCAGGTACGTCAACGATCAGCCCGCGAAGATGATATGTGCGGCTCGGCGTGTCGGTGTACTGGTCACGGTCGATGACTGAGCCGGCAACAGCAGAGAACGGATAGCTAAGGTTGTCGTCGGTGATCTCGCTGTAGCTGTTCCAAACAGTCCCGTTTGACAGCAAATCGCTGCTGCTGTCAGGCGTAATGCGGCGAACGCGGATATCAAACGGTTTGGTGTCGGGGGCATCAATGACGTGCGCCTCAAGGTACTCGCCAGAGATTTTCCCTGTAATCGTCACCGTCTTCTCCATGATCCAGCCCGACGAGCCAGTTCTGGTCTCGATAACCATCGTTACAGAGGTGTTTTTCTGGTTACCCTTGGAGTCCTGCTCCATGAGCCCGGTGACGCCGATGTTAAAACGAACGCGGGTCACGTCCTGATCTGTCACGGTTCTAACCAGCGGGGTGTCGTAAGTGACCTCAGTGTTAACAATGGTCGTCGCTTCGATTGCAGAGAAGCCGTTGATTGGCTCCTGAGTCTCCGATCCAGGTCGCCAGGCAACACTAATGCCGTTCACGTTGACATTACCGCTCGAGTCAGTGATAGGCGTCTTATTCAGCTTGAATGAAGACAGGTGCTCCTGATCCACCGGGCCCGCGATTGGCCCCTCAGATATCAGATCCAGTACCCGATAGAATTGTTTTGATTTGAGGTTATCGTCGAGTAATTTTGGGGTTGATGCTTTACCGCCACCTGAAGACATAGCGCCACCTTAGCTGATTGATTCTTCCCAGTCGGAATTATTAGATGTGTCGATCCCGAGACTTATTACGTTGCTACCGACCTCCATCTCGCCGAGGAGTATGGGGACAGGGTGCCCCTGCCCGACCCTGTTTTCTGCACTGGTAAACGAGTTATTCGTGAGGGTGTTTGTTTCGGCCGCTTCCGCTGATGTTTTACTTTTCATGTTCCGGGACATGTAGATGGAGTAAGCAACCGAGGCGGCAGACAGCACCAGTGAGGCAATGAGAACTATCGTACTGGTCTCAAGTCCCGCCCCCTCAACCACCGGGACAAACAGCACTACAGAGCCATCCTTCAGGCGCCGATCCATGTGCCACTGCACCGAAGACGTTTCAACATCCTCACCCGCCACTCGCATTCTTACTCTGGCGTTCAGGAATGCTTTTTTGAACTCATGATTCTGAGCAAGCAAAAGACGAATGCCCTGGGCAGGGGTATCAACGTTCAGCTCGACTTTGCGGAAATGTCGGCGTAAATGCCCTGCAAATTTAAAGATGAGCACTGTTCATGTCTCCATATGGAATGCATCTGCTTAACGTATGCCGGGCGCATTTGCTCTCTCCGGCTTAAATGCCCTGAGCAATCGTGGTGAAGAACCATATTGTCATCGAGCAGAATCATTGCGTGGCAAGGGTCGGCACCGGGGAATGGCTGCCTGATTATTACGTCACCTGGCAGCGCTTCTCCCGGCGATACCTGATTGAAGCCATTGCGCGACATGTTGTTCAGATAGAGATTCTCCCCTCTCAGCCACCAGCCATTCGCCCTTTCGAAGTCAGGGAGGTCAATGCCGCACAGGTGATACGCATCACGGAATAGCGTGTAACAATCAGTCACTCCGTGCTCGAACCGCCTCCCCAAAAGGTAATCCAACGGCCTGAACGTTCTGATTTTCCCGTTACAGGCCAGCACCCATGGAAGGCCCGATGCAACCTGGCATTTACGGTCGGAGCCGGACAGAACCGGGCTGTTCATTGGGTGAGAGTGGAATACCGCAGTCACCTCTCCAGCCTCCTCGGCCGCCAGCCAGTCATCATCACTGATTCGGAAGTGCTTTCCAGGTTCCGGGTGAACATTCCGACAGCGGAACAACTGCCCGCCATCCAGGATTAAGCCGCACACCTCATCCTGCGACGATGCCGCATAATCGAGTAATTCCTGCATCATGAAACCTTCTGAGAGCCGGGGAAGCTGCTGATTGGCATTGGTTCCGGTCGCGGATAACGGAAGCGGCAGCCGCTACGGCGGTGAGAGCACTTATCTTTCGCCGGGTCAGTGGTTGGATTGTCGCGCTCATCTGCAACCGGCGGCCCGTCATATCCGCACCCGACGCCGCGATACTGCCACTGGCACACGTCGGCAAGGATGGTTCGCGCCGGGATGATCGCGTTGTCGCAGTCGATAGGTGTTGCCAGCGTATAGCTTACCTGCTCAAACGTCTCTTCCGTCATCTCCTCAACAACGTAGCGGGAAACCGCTTCCTGTGTCGGATCTGCGTCAGGGTTGCCATTGGGGAAGTTCACCGCGTCCAGGTATTTCACCGGAACCTGACGGCGGGTGATCACCACCCCAAGCATGTCGTCGAAGTCATGGTTTATACCCGTCAGTAAACCCGTGACGTTCGCCACCACCATTGTTGGGCGGGCATATGTGCCTTCGTTCTTTGACTCAAACCCTTCGACTGCTATCGGGTATGCCTGATACTGATTCCCCTTCCAGATCACATTTCCGTAATATCCATTGGTGCCGGAATGGAACCGGATAAGGTCTCCACCAAAGGGTTGCAGGTCGGCCTCGAACAGGTCGATAAACGCGCCTACTCCGGCGTCGACGCTATCAATAATCATACTGGCTGGTATGTCGCGCACGGCACACTCCCATAAAAAAAAGCCACCAAGTGGTGGCTACTGTTTGAATATCAGGATGTTGCTTACTGATAACCCTGGTTAACGTGTAAGCTCAGCCCGTCAGTGGTGGGACACTGGCGCACTAAAAGAAAGAGGGATGGCTGTTTACCTCTTGATAAGGAATATTATGGAAAAGAAATTCATCGATCTGGGCTTCACGATGTCAGAGAAAATACCAAGAGAAACTGCATTGGAAATCGTTGCTATCAAGCAGGTTCTTGCGGCCATTTTGGCAAAAATGCCTGACAAACGAGATAGCATCATTGATGACTTATCAGGTGTTGATAGCGATATCATGCGAGATATCGTGGCGAACTTTAAAAAAATTAAGTAATTGAAATATTGAAACTAGCTTCATATTTCGCGGCCTGTTTCTGGGCCGCATTTATTGTCCCACCCGTGAGGCAAGCATTTTTTATTAACTCCGAAGCCGCATTTTGCACCATTTCTCTCAGTTCATTTGCATTACGCTGCTGCACAGCCATATTTGCGATAGCCAGTTCTAATGCTGCAACTCGTTGTTCTAAAGTCATAATTCTCTCCTTACCGTGGTACTTGTTCAAATGTGGCCGTCAGTTCAAACAGCGGCCCGGTCTTTGTCATATTCCAGGAGCGGCAGACAAACAGCTTCCGCACTCCCGTATCGGATGGCGTCCAGTAGAACGATTCAACCGCACCTCTCGCCTTGAGGAACGCCTCTGCATCCTTCGCGGGGTTACTGCGGCACGCTCCGCTGACGCCGCGAAAGGTGAGCGAGTATTTATCCATCAGTGGATTGATACCCTTCACCTGTCGCTGTTCGTAACCGTCGCCGAGCTTAACGACGGCAACATTCGGCGTGCGCTCAACGGAGTATGCTTTCTGTGGTGTCCATGTGAATGTTTCTGGCACTATGACCTCCGTAGTAACCCGTTAGGGCGCTGCTGATCACGAATGGTGCTGAGGCTAACCTTCTTCATCATCTGCGCCATTTTAGCCATTGTGGCATCGTCAATGCCGCCGGTAGTGTTGATGGTGAAATGGACAGTTTGATTAACAACTCCGCCACTACCCCCAACCTTATTTGCCGGAATAATCTTCCCTGACTGATTCGGGATGAATGCCTGCTGACCCCCGGCGGTCTGGAAGATTTCAGAAAGGCCATCCTCGTTGACACGATAGGCGTTACCAGCAGAAACCGTACCGCCGTAGCGACGACCGCCACTCATGGTGACACTTGCAATATTCGAAAGCAGGGAAGCACCGGCCGAGGCGATGGCTGCGTAGTTCGCCATTTTTTGTGCTGGCGTAAGAGCAGTCGGATCGGCCATGGCTTGCATAATCGCCGTGTTAAGACTCAGGGTTGATTGCGCTATCGCGAATGCTTTTGCAGCAGCGAACATGGCAACATATGCACCACTGCTCTTTCCAGACGTGTTTGCGATAATTGACGCCAGGCTATCAAACCCCTGTGACGCCGAGCCGAGAATGGAGCCTATCGCCTCAGTTTGTGCATTGGCCTCATCTACAGCAATTTTCCTCCTGGCGTTTGCTGCCTGCTCCTGAATGGCCGTCTTGGCATCTTCGTAAAGCTGTGTATTTTTCTTGTCTATGGTCTGATACTTAGCAAGTGCCGCTAACTTCTGCTGCTCCTGCAAATCAATAAGAGCCGTTGGATTTTGCACTGCGCCCGTTACGGCGTCAGGGGTGGTCACGTTTGCAACGATCTCCTGCTGTGCAAACTTTTTACCTTGCTCGGCCTGCTGCCGCATCTTCACCGCATTGGCTGCGTCCCATTCAGCGGCAGCATATTTTCTTATTTCATCAATTTGCCCAGCCGTAGCGCTTTTATTAAGAGACTGCTCAGCCCTTAGCATGGCCTGTTCGCGTGACAAATCCTGTGTTGCCCCGGCAGCAGTTTCTGCGCGCTGCTTATAATCAGCAATTTTCTGGGCGTTGGCCTCCATCTGAGTGGCTGCGCTTTTTCCCTGCTGTTCATTCTGCTGCTGCGCTTTGCGCCGTGCCTCCTCAGCTTCCTGTAGATCGTAATTCTCTGCAGCCAGACGCTCAGCAGACGCGATCTGATTAGGGTTGTCAGTAACCTTAGATGCCGCCATTCTGGCTTTTGCCACTGCCCGCTGGCGTTCATCCTGTATTTTCAGAAGCTCGTTCTGCTCTTCAAGGTTCAGGATTACTTTATCGCCATCTGCAGTTGGAGGGGCGATCTGTAATGACTTGGGGTTGAAATTCTGCCCGGCCTGATTGGCCCGGTTAATCTCATCTGCAGTATTACCGAAGGCTTTCGCAACAGCTCCTTGAACTCTCTCCAGAGTGGTGCCTTTTTCAATGAGTTGATCATGCACACCCATCGATGAAAGCATATTATTAGTAAGCAAACGGTTCGCTTCTGAGGCAGTATTTTCTGTTCTAGCAAGCTTATCCTTTTTGTTGGCGAGATCCCGAATCTTCCCGTTCAGTTCATCTGAAACCTCAGCCTGCCGTTGGCTGAACTCTGCTCCCTGCCCCATTGAATCCGCATAAGCTTGGGCGGCTGGAGTAAAGCTCTTGTAGCGATTTTGAAGCGATGCGATATCCGACTCTAAATCAGCTATTTCATCTTTTTGCGCCCGGATTGACACATTGGCATCAGCAATGGTTCCTCGCAGTTGAGTGTTGCTCAATGATTTTAAAGATGAGTTGAGCTTGTCTAAACCATCAGCAAAGGCAATTGCCTCTTGTTTGGCTTGCTGAGCTTTCTGCCAAAAATAGAATATGGCTCCAGCCGCAATCATGGCTGCACCAGCAGGACCACCAATAAGGGAAAGAGCACCTCTCGCCAAGGCGGCTGCAGCTGAAGCCGCGCGTGATGCCACTGCTGATGCCTCTTGCGATGCGATAAATCTACCATTGGCTGCTGTTGCGACGCCAGTGGCATTAGCCAAGGCGATTCTTGCAGCGGAAACCTTAGCTTCTGCAGATGCAATTGCAGCTGCCCGGGATTGAGAGGCAGTAGCCTCGGCAGCCGCAAGTCGCGTAGTTAATGCAGCAGATGCCTGCTGCAGCTGAGCCATGCGAGTTGCAGCCTGAATCCGGCCTTGTTCGGTAATTTGAGCGCGTAAACGCTGAGCCTCAAGCGCTTTCTCAGAGTTAATTTGCGCAAGCTGCGTTCGGATGGTTTGCGCTTCCGCAGTCGCTAGTCTGACCTCTTCTACGGAAGAAGCAGCAGTTGCTTTAAGAGTGTTTAATCTGGCCTGAGCAAGATTGAGATCAGAGGTTGCTGCGTTCTTACTAGACTGAGCAGAGCGTAATTGCGCAGCAGCTTGAGCTTCAGCAGCTGAGGTAGTTACTACTGCTGCTTTGGCAGCAGCAATTTGCGAGGCAGTGTTACGAACTTGCGCAGTAGCAGCCATAGTCAGAGCGCCAATATATCGACTTCCCATTACAGCAGCGACTGCGGTCAAAGCCATGCTCAGACCTGAAATATTATTGCTTGCTGTGATTATGGCGTCATTGAAGATAGCAACACCCGCTTTCACAGAAGAGCTCTCTCCAATAAATTTAGTAATATTATTGCCAGCAACTTGCATTGCTTGGCTGATTGTTGTCGTAGTTTTGGCGAATTCAGCTCCAATGGTTGCTCCCTGGGATAGCAGGCCATTCACAACAACATCGGTAGTAAGCTTACCTTCAGCGGCTAACTGGCGCATCTGGCCAATTGTCACGCCCATTGAATCCGCAAGAGCGACAATTAGACGATTACCCTGCTCGTTTACAGAGTTGAATTCTTCCCCGCGTAATGCACCAGACGCCAAGCCTTGAGATAGCTGAATAATCGCGTTCTCTGCTTCTTCAGCGGTAGCACCTGAAACCACAAAACCTTGGTTGATTATCGTTGTGAGTTTTACAAGGTCCTGCACACTCGTGCCGTACTGGCGGGTTGCACGCTCCAGTCGGGCATAGAGAGAGGCAGTAGCCTCCAGGCTAGAACGCGTTTGCTGAGTAATGTTGAATACCCGCTCTGTAACGTCCACCAACTCTTCATTTGGCCGCAGCGCATTCGCTAATTTGTTGTTCAGTTCGGTCCATGCATCGGCATATTGCGACACTTGGTTAACAGAAAGGATCGCCATTACAGCCGCGGCAATTTTACTCAATTCGCCCAGAGAAGAAGAAAGTGATTGCGCCGCATCATCAGCTGCGTCAAAACCATCCTGCATATTGTCGGTGGCTTTGACCACCTCCTTATCAGCACGCAGCAACTGTGCCGTATCGGCCTTAATCACATATTCAATATCGCCGACGTTCTGGGTCATTTCAATTTCTCCAGGCAATAAAAAACCCCGCCGGAGCGAGGTCTTGGGGGTAAGATGAGTCTTACTATTTTAATAAACCGAACATAAAAAGAATGAACATCAGCAAAATACCAGCGCCTATCCACTGGCCAATTGCATGACCTGTCGCCTCGCTTGATGCAGCTTGAGCGTTGAGTTTGGTAGTTTCATCATTTATTGCTGATGCTGAGGCTAGCATCTCTTCAGCGAGCGTTTCAAAAAGCACAACTTGTGCTTCTACCGGAGCTTCAGAAAAAAAGTCACTAACCTGATCTTGTAAATCTAAGGATGCGGTATGTATGCTCCCCCCATCAGCGATCACTTGCTGAATTTTCTGGTTCCGTATTTCAACAAGCGCCCTTATTCTGCTTCTGTTTGATTTATATGTTTTTTCTTCCGAGCCACTAACTGTGAAATAGTCATTGATAGCGCCCGGTATGTCGATATGCATATCCCTATCCCCATCAGTAAAAGATGGTCAAATCCTACCACCAGTTGACGGAATAATCAGCAGGGATCGGCGCAACGACAAAACCCGCAGTTAAGCGGGTTCGGATGCGCGCTTCAATCAGGCAGATTTGGTTGGAAGGTCGTTACGAATCTCTGGCTTCTTGTCGCAGGTAGTGCTGGAGAAATTGTTCTTTGATACCCACTGCCAGTTGAACGGATAGCCGGCGCGATACTGGGTCTGGTTGGCTACTTTGCGAACTCCGTAAATCTGCACGGTGGTATCTTGCCCGCCGAGCATTGCCACACCTTCACAGATCGGTTCCTGTTTCTCCATGATTCCTGCGCAACCAGCGAGGAGTGCAACGCAGATCGCAATAATTGGTAGTTTTTTCATTCCTTTATCCCTCTACGCCATTTTAGGCATTATCCTATAGCCATAGACTAAATGAGTAAACGACAACCACCCCCTCAATCTTTGTGGTTTTCAAATGCTCTATCACCGATTTTCCGCGCCATTGCGGATCTCTGATGGCCGTCAGTTTTCTGGCGGCTTCTTTTTCTCAGTAAATACCCGGCAAATACATTTGCACCTCATCAGCAACGCGATCACGCGCTGCATGGAGTAGCTTTTTGCGTCCGCCAACTCCCCACCGGGCCATCTGGCTGGCGCACTGACTGATCTGTTTGGTTTCGGTATTGATGATGTGGTCGATTTTGTTCAGGCGGGACATGGCACTGATGCCGTTTCGGATCACCATCTGAAAGGTTTGGTACACTTTTATTTCGAATTCAACACTAAGCCATGCGGCATAGCGAATCGCCACCAGTTCTAACCCCCAGATACCAGGCTGAGCACCACCTTTGATAATCTTGACCGAAGCTATTTTTGTAGCTTTGGTCAGTTCTTGCGCAAACTTTTTAATTTGCCCACTTTTGATGAAGTTACTTGGCCTCTGTGATTCCGTGGCTTTGCCTTCAGCCACAGCCGCTGTATGGAGATCAAGGAGATTAATGCGGTCCGTTACGTTGCGCGTCGATAGCCAGCATTTGCTCGGCCCAGTCCATAACCTCGTCGTATTTCTCCTGGGTTGGCACTCTGGCTTTCTCTTTCTGCGGGAACTTGGCATTCATGGCGGCGCGGAAGCTGGTCATTGTCATGTTCCAGGCATCAGACTCGCTCATGCCGAGGTGAGCAACAGCGGTGTAGACGAATGACCGTACATCGAATTTGTCACTGTATTCGCCCTTCTTACCTTCGAACTCTTCCGGCGGCTGATCGCCCATTACGCCATGCAGAATCAGGTGGCGGGCAATCTGGATAACATCCTCGATCGGGATAGCCCCAGGCTTGAACAGCAGCCGCCCTGCCGCGTTCACCGAGTACGAACCAATCAACTCTGCAACATCACCCTCCGAGCAATGGCGGACTACGTTTGCCGCCGACGCTGCCATTTCAGCAAAGCATCGGGCATTGGCCGCCTTCAGGATTTGAGTATCGGAGATTCGGTGTTTCGGGTAATGCCCGGCATGAACCTTCACGAAAGCATCAACAATCTGTTCCGGCGACCCAATGCGAGACATGGCGAGGAATGACGGGTTGAGGAATATCTCTTTGCCCCCAGCGCGGATAACTGCCTGTCCGATATCGGTTATTGCTTTCATGAAACCTCTCAAAAAAAAGGGGCCGAAGCCCCTGAAATCACGCTGCGTTGACAACAACCGTAGCAGACCCGGACGTCACGCTGCCCGCCGTGGAGGAAGACACCTGACAACTGTATGATCCGGCATCACCGGCAGCCACGCTTGCTTTGGTGAATGTTGCTGATGTTGCGCCAGAGATGTCACTACCACCCTTCTTCCACTGGTAAGTCAGTGCTGAATTGTCAGACACAGCCGCAGCCACCGACAGGTTCAGCGTATCGCCAACGGTGAGCGTGCGATTCTGTGGCTGGGTAGTGATGGTGATAGTTGCACCAACGTCGCGCACGTCAACCTGACCGGCACTGGACGCCTCGACAGACCAGGTGGCAACGTCGTCGTGCGGCGCCTCATCGCCCCATGATGTCACCATGAACGGCCCTTCGGTGATATCGTTCGGAGAGATGATTTTGAACCACACATACGGCTGGTTGCTGGTCTCTGCTGGCGGGTTGTAAACGTGACGCTTAAGCGCGTTCTGCGCATAAACATCCTCTTTGCGGGTCACGCCGTCACCTGAGAACGAAATGTTCTTGTAAGTAACGAGGCTCTCTTGCGTAAATGCAGCGCTCATGTCGCCGGTTGCATCTGCGGTTTCCCACTCTGCATTTACTGTTTTGCCGCGCATCATGCCGAGTCGGCGGTAAGCGCTGGCGGTGGGTTGTACTTCAGGGCATCCAATCGCGTAATAAACGACGACGTCGCGCCCGGTAAAAGCGCCCGATTCACACGCCATAGTGATTTATCTCCGTGTTATCTGGAAATGATGGTTTGAAAGGAAATATCGAAGAGGTAACGCCCTTCTTCGGTCTGGATGGCGGTGATGCCGCCTATTGGCTGCATCGAAATGATGCATTCGCTTTTGTAGTCGTCGATCATCGCCTGGCGGATGGCGTCGGCGCGATCTTCAATCTCGTTAATGTTGCTGTCGTTCTGGCCTGACAGGAGGAGGATGCGGAAATAATCGCGGGTTATCGCTTCTTCTGGCTTTCCGCCACCGCTCTGCTGGATGACAAGGTATCTTTCCCCCTCGGTATTCTCCAATTCATTCCAGAATCGCTTCTGGACGCGATAACCAACATCAAAGCCATGCGACTGCAACCACGCTCTCAGCGCGTCATACACTTCGCTACGCGTCATACTTTGTACCCTTGCTTGATGATGGCCTTAATCTCGTTGAGGCCGTCGCGCTCAAAGCCTTTGCGGAGGAAGTCCGGTTCGCCATCTGGATCCCAGTAATTTCCGCTGCCGTCTGGCCTTGGCTTGCCTTTCAGCTTGCCCCTTGCGGCATTAACTGCGGCGGCATAGTTAGCCGCATACCCCACCCGCCCAATCATTCCTGATGGCATTGGTTCGAGTTTTTTGTATTGGCTGTTGATGAGAACTGATGTTTTCGCAACCGGAGTAATCAACGCCGCATGGTTGGCCCCGGCATTCATGACTTCATAGAGAACCTTCTCCGTTCGGATGCCAGCGATATCACTCAGCACCTTGCGGGTGTTCATCTGAACACGCTTGATACCTTTAACGGGCATGATCCCCTCACGTCAGAATTTTGTAGTCTGGTTCTTCTTCGAAGAATGACATATCCCATTCCGTCACCGCTTTGATGATGTTTGCACCAGCTTTCAGCGGATCGGCCTGTGCCGTTGTATCACCTCTGGCGATATACCAGTCACGCTTCGGCATGGTCGCATCGATGCCATTGCGCTTCAGTTCAGTGAAGAAAATCAGGTTCGTGGTGAACTCTTTCCCGCTGGCATCTACCGCAACTTCATTGTTTGCCGTCCAGGTGCAGTCAATCAGGTAGGGGGTTTCGATTGCCCAGGTACTGTTCCAGTCGTCGTAGACGCGCGGGTAAACAGTGGCAACATTGGTATAGCTCCATGCAGCTGTTTCAGACACCGTTGTCCTCCCACCGGATCACCTCCGGATTCTCCGCTGCAACCTTCCGGCACAACAGATACCAGTCGCCGTTACTTTTGACATAGCCGGTAACGCGCTTACCGCTGTCGGTCATCACCCAGACTTTGACAAAAGGCTCCGGCAGCCGCTTCTTAACCGATATCCATGCCATTACTTACTCCCGCTGCACATGCAACCACCCCTGGCAATCCATATGCCAGCAAAAGCTGTATTGGTCGGGTCTGGAGGGATGAGGTCATTAGCGCAGCCGTGTTTATCGGTGACGCGCAACAGTGCCATCGCCCCTTTCCATCGATCGGGAAACGACTGATACCGGAATGAGCGTGACGCACCATTAGGGCCAGTCTGCGAGCTGATATACTTGTCGCCTTGCGCCAGCCCCATAAGCGCCAGCAGATAGAGCTGAATCAGCAGCGCGACTGATGCCGGATAATGCGCATCGAGACACTCCTGAATGCTGTTAGCCTGGTCGACGAGAGCCTGAAGAACAAAATCGGGAATGGAAACGCCCTGACTTTGCAAATACCCCTTCGCCTGTTCGAGAGTTACCATTATCGACTCCGTGAAATACCCCGCCGGAGCGGGGCATAAAAAAACCGCCTTAGCGGCGGCTGTTATTCAGCAGGGAAAAGCTTTTCGAGTTCGCCACCCGGCAACAGCTCACTGAGCTTTTCAGCCCCGAGGTTGCCTTTAAACTCGATACCCAGCTCCGTCAGGCGCGCTGCGATAATCTCTTTTCGGGATTTCACATCCGTGCCAGCCTCTGGCGTCGCCGGTGTTAAAGCCGCATCAGAGAGCTTAATCACATGAGGTTTCAGCGACGGATGCAGTTTCTCAATTTCAACCACATCACCGACGCTCACGCCATGCCATGCTTTGATTACCTGGTATTTAGCCATGTCGCTCTCCTTATGCCAGGTTGGCGGCGTAGACCACGCCGGACAGGCCTTCGCCGTCTTTCTTAATCTGCAAGCCCTCAGCGCTCATAATCTGGAAATTATAATTCGACTGAGGCATTGGGCGTGGCAGAGGGACAACGCCGACGGCCATGCCGACCAGCGGTGAGATCACGTCCTGACGACGCTCATAGGCGAGGAACTCATTGCCAGACAGCGCGTAGGACATCTGGATGGACTTCGCAGGAATGAACTTGCTGATCGCATCCAGAACGGTTCCGCTCAACAGGGCATTGGTGCCGGTGTTGATGTCTACCAGATACGGCTTCGCCATGTTTGCCCACACTTCCGGGCTGACCCACAACTTGTCGTAAGCGGTAACTTTGTTGCGGCGAGCCGTCAGGCCGAACGGCCCGGTCGGGCCGAAGAAGGCCAGCAACTGAGCCGGGGTTGCGGTGGTGAGGTCGATATTGGCGCCGCCCGCTCCGCTGCCCAGGTTGATCTTCTGCGTATTGCGGTGATTTTTCATGCCCTGAGCTGGCAGGCCATCAACAACAATGCTGGAGTCGCCGTTCAGATAGAAGTTGACGCGCTTCTTGTGGAACTTACGCAGCTTAGCCGACTGAGATTCCAGCACCAGATCGACGCCGACAGTGCTCAGACCTGCCGCGTGTCGCCAGTTGACACCGTAACCGGCAGTGAATACCGGGATCGGGTCACCATCAGAACCGAATTCAGTATGGTCGAAGGAATACGGCGCCTGACCATCGATGCTGATTGACACGTCATCAGCGATGTCACCAGACACGTTATACAGCTTCGCGGTTTTGCCGATAGGCAATACAGTCTGCACGCCCATCAGGTCATTGACGATTTCCATGCCAATTTCCTGATCGCGCATCTGGATAATCTGGCGGTCAATCTCGGCCCAGAACTCACGGGCGAAGCCACCTACAGCGTTAGCTGCCAGCATTTCCGGGGTCATGCTCTGGCGATATGAGTTAACCATCATGTCGTGATGATGGTTGAAGATGTTGCGGTTGGCCCACAGCTCATTCCAGTGCCCGCGCAGTCGGCTGTTAGCAGCCAGTGTTTCGGGGGTAAAATACATTCTTGCTCTCCTTTACTCGCCGCCGCCGGTTGCCGGTGCAGCCACAGTGCCAACGCGCATGCGCACGCGGATGAAATCGGTAGTGCTGGCGGCAATGGTTGCATCATCCTGGCTGTAGCCGATCACCGAATCGGTATCCGCCGTTGCCTTCGTGAACTTACCATCTGCGCCCAGCTTGATCGGGTCGTCTTTGGCGTAGGTTCCGGCGACGCAGAGCAGCGCCAGCTCGCGGCCTTCTTCGACGTAGTTGCCTACAGCGGAATCACCAGCGGGAACCGCTTCTGTGATATTCAAGCCCTGATGGTAGGCCACTTCGATGATGTAGATGCGACCAGTAAGCGCGGTTGCCTGCGCAAACTGATTGTCGCCATTGATAACAGCAGCCGTACCGGGAAGCAGTGCTGCGGCGGCGGCGCGGGTTTCGGTCTTGTACAGAGACTGACCGTCGATATTAACGCGGCGATAACGTGCCATTAGTCTGGCTCCTTATTTCTTGAAGTATTCGTCAGGGTTCGGCGCACCGGTTTCTTTCTGCTGTTGCGCAGAGTTAGTGCCCAGCGGAGCAGCTTCGCCCAGCGACGTGAACATTGCGTCCAGAGCTTCGCCAGACAGGGCGTTAGCCACAATATCGCCGTGAACTTTTGCCACCGCTTCACGTTTCGTTTTCTCTTCCGCGCGTGAGTTTGCAGTCAGGGTTTCGGTCAGCTTGTCCTGGTTGGCCTGTAGCGCATCAACCTTCTCCGCCAGAGGCTTAATAGCCTTTTCGGTATTGGTGGCGACGGCCTCGCTAACCATGCTGCCGATTTGTTCCAGTTCTTCTTTGGTTAAAGGCATGTCGCCCTCCGTTTTGTGGTTTGGTGCAGGCTGTTCCTGCGGTGTGAATAGAGCTTTGAATTTGTTAGCCACGACTGCGACCCACGACTCCTGGCGCGCTACTGCGGTGCCGGTATCGTCGAAGGTGATAACTCCGCCCTCAGACTTGTACCCAAACACCTCAGCAGTTCCGCCGTTGCGGATGATTACCGCTTGCGAGTCAGTGAAGTCAGCAATCCAGGCGTATTCATCCTGGCCCGCCGCAAACTTCGCTTTGGCTGCGCGATCGAGACGCTGTTCGCGCTCCCGGTAGGATTCGCCAACCAGCGCGCCTGAGTTCGCCTTAAGCGGTTGCGCCAGATCAGCGTTAACCATCAGGCCCACGCCCTGCTCTGGTGTCGCCGCACCAACCTCATGCAGCAGAATGGCGTCATGGTCCATGCTGTGAATCTTCGCCACCCACTCGGCGCCCGTAGCTCTCTGTTGTTCGTTAGGCTCAAGCTGGTCGAGGAAAGCGGCGACACTGGTATGAATGGGCGGAACGTCATCGCCACGCTCAATAGCTGCGACGCGCTCAAGTAGTTCTCGCCCGCCTTCCGACTCTTCAGCTCGAGCCACATCCACCCATTTTTCTACGTAGATACGATTGCCGGACTTCTTAACGTTACGGTTCCACGCGCCTACGTAGCCGACGTTAAGACCTTCAGGAGAGAAGGCCGACACGAACTGACCGTTAACCTGTGGATGACCCAGCGGCGCGAGCGTGCCTTCCAGCCCCTGATAGTGGGCGTTTATTTCATCTTCTGTGTACAGCCCGCCATTCATGACGACGTTCGCCGGCAGCGTGTAGCTCGGCAGCACCAGGTGCTCACGCCCGTTGTGCGTTTCGCGCCGGATTGACTGGCTATTCACCTTCGTGGTGATGTTGACCTGCATAGGCATAGTTATTTCTCCGCCCAGGCGTAACCGCGCGCCTGCATCGATTTATATTCCTGTTTGAGTTTCGTAATGGTGTCCGGGTATTCCGGATTACCGTCCGCATCCACCAGCACCGACTGCTGGCTGCATTTGCAGTTGATGGAATTGCCATCCTTGCTGTACCAGTCACGGGCCTCTTCATTGGTGTAGAGGTGGGCGTGACGCACTGCATGGGTATGTCGGGTGGTCAGTGACAGCGCCGAGATGTGAACCAGAAGGGTCTTCAGGCCGTAAAGGTCATTCGCCTCCTGGTCTTCATCCCACTTAGCCCGGCGCAGCGCGGTAGTCACTTCAGTGCGTGCTATACGGTTTGCCCTGCGTTTCTCGATGCCTGTCTGGTCTGTCAGGTTGCGGGCAATATCCAGCGGATTGAGACCACGCCCCACGCCATCAGTCAGCACACGCGCCATATCGCGCTTAACGTCAGCCGTCAGCCCCTTCATTTCCTCAAACACACGGGCATGCACCAGCGCCATGCGTTGCTGATACGGGTCGCTTGCTAGGATGGACGCCAGTGAATCGCGCCCGGCTGCGTACACCGGGGATTGCTGGCTGAGGTTGTAGAACGACTGCCCGGTCCCTTTCTCCGAAGCCAGATCGATGTACTCGTAAAACCACAGGTCGTTATCGCCACCCTCAAGCAGCACCTGATCCACCAGGTAACTGGCATCGTTCAGGATGATGGAGAGCAGCGTTGGGTTTAGGTGGTATTCGTATCTGGCGTTTACTGCGAGGGAGGAAGGTATTTTGTCGAGTGCTGATTTGTACGCTTTGCCAATCTTATTCATCCGCCTGGCGAAGTCTTTCATTGCCCGGCGTTCCAGCGCATCGGCTCCGGTCGGATCCTGGTAGTTACGCGGCAGAATCGGTGGCTTCGTCTTCTTCGTCGCCATCCTCTTCTCCTAAAGGCTCTTCGTCGTCATTGTCATAGCCCGCAGCCGTGCGAATCTCTTCACGGGTGAACGCGGGTTCATCGCCGCTGCCCTGCATGGTCTGGTTAATCTCGCCCATGGTCTTGGCGTTAGTGAGCTTCTCAGTACCGGTCTGTTCGTTCAGGTCATCCCAGATAACTGCTTTCTGGCTGACGGCGTCGATGATTTTCAGGTCAATAAGCTTGTCGCAGAAGTCCTCTATTTCGAAAGAGAGGTCTACACGGCGCGACTGGCAGCGAGCGTTGAAATACTTCTGATCTTCGGTGCTCGAGCGCTCAGCCTGCTGGTTGCCAACCAGAATACGCGTAGGAATATCAACTCCTGCGGCGGCTGTTTGCAGGTTAACGTCATAGGTTGGAGACGGGTCAGAAACCGGAGAAACGAGGGAGGTTACGCTGGCCCCCTGGAGAGAAAGAAGCACATCATTTCCGCGATTCATCTCGCGTGCAGCGTCATTAAATTTATCCTGCAACTCATCTACTTTAACGCCGTACATAGATGCAATGCTGCCAAAGTCGATTTCCTTGTCGAAACTAAGTGCTAACTGGCGAGCGGCGTTCTTCAGGAATGACTCACCAGACCCGCCCTCTACCTTCTCCAGGCTCACAAAGGCGTTATAAGCTGGCTCAAGGAAGCCAATAGCATCGTCTGAGTAATCACCAAGGATGAAAACGCGATCGGGGTGGATATTGACGCGGCGAGTTGAACCATTCGGCAAGCGTTCGGCGTACTGCCACATTTTCGGCTGACCGTAAGTCTTCGAGTTCAGCCCAGCGTCCCACTCGCTCACCGTTAGCGATCCGGCCCACGCCACGGAAACCTTCTGCAACCCTCGACCTTTGGTAACCGGAAGGTTCCAGTCTTTTTCATCGCGGATGTGCAGAAGGATGCCTGCATAACGACCGACAAGGCGACGACGATCCGCCTCGGCAAATGAGCG